AGTAGTGCCGTTGTAGAAATTCAGACTGTTGTCAGCACTATCGAGCCACCAAGCACCTTTGCTGGGACTAGATGGAGCGGTCGAGGCGATGACGACACCACCTAAGCGCCAGACATCGCCGTTGGTGTCCTTACATTGCAGAAATGGGCCGGACTCGTAGTAGTTGAGGGCAATTTCCCCAACTGCCAGTTGTGCTGCCGTGGCCTCCTTGTCCTGGATTGCGCTGTTCTTAAGGATTAGTTGGACGGCCACGGCTAAAAAGCGAAAGACACCCTTATACCAAGGGTGCCCGCAGTCTAATCATCAATATTTGATTACAGCCAGCAGCGCCACGTTGGTCGGGCGAGTTTCGGCATCACCGCCGCCGCTAATCGTGACGGTGTGAGAGTGATTGCCTGCGCTGCTGGTGTTGGTCCCGCCTGCGCCTTGGTTAGTTACAGCGGCACCCGGATCGCGGCTGGCGTTGTTTTCGCCAGTGCGGTCGTACGAGTGACTGTGGTTGCCAGTCGTATTGGTGCTGCCGGTAAAGGCGGTGTTCGGTGCGGCGGTTGCATCGTCCTGATCCGAACCACGGACGCGGCCTGTATCCAGTGCCGAAGTTGCGCCATCGCCATTCGCGCCGGAGTTCCAGCTACGAATGAACTGACCGCGCAGGTCGGGCAAAATGCCCGCGCCGCCGTAGGTCGTGCCAAGTGCCGTGAACAGATTGGCGAAGTTGGCGGTGACGCCTTGGACTGTGCCGGTGCCGTTCGGGACCGTGTCGCCGTTAGCAATCAGCCAGCCATCGGGGGCAGTTGCGCCAGCAACGTGAAGCACCGTGCCAACAGGGACCAGGCGATCAGCGATTGCATCGACGATCTCGGTGTTGAGGTCGGTCAGTGCAGCTGACAGTCCAAACGGTGAAACTGCCAAGGAGTTGGACGCCAAGGCTTGAGTTTCAACCTGGGTTGCCAGCTCGACGATGCCTTTGGTTGTCTCGCTGGATTCGGGCAGCGAAGGAAGGACACCGCCGAAACCGCCGTCCCAAGTTGGTGCGCCGGACACCGTGCCGTTGATCGACAGCTCGGTATTAACGGTGTGGTTGTTGACGCTGAGCGAGTCGTAGAAAGTGGGGAACTCGATTTCGTCGGTGGGTTGCGATCCACCCAACGAATCAAAGCTGGCTTCCTCGCCGGTGCTCAGGTCTTGGATGCCTTGCGGCGTAACCAGGAAACCTTCCTCGTTAAAGCCGCTGCCGTAAACACGGCCTGCGTTCTGGTTGGTGAAGTAATAGGTGAATTTGTTTGCTGCACCAAGGTCGCCCTGGTACGCAGGCAGACTCTTGGAGTAGTTGAGGTAGCCCGCCCACTCGTAGGCATGGCCGAACAGGCGAATGTTGGACGGGCGGCGGAACTCAATAGACCAATTGGCCCAAGCATTGGCTGCACCACTCGGGTTGCCGATGCTGTCGAGAGCGCTGGCGGGATTGCGGTCACGGTTGGTTGCGGTCTTGGGCAGCAAAATCGTGTGCGCGTCAGCTTCACTGAAACCAATGCTCACCAGGAAGGAGTGCATCCCCCGGTAATCAGTGGCTGAGCGATACTGCACACGAACACGGGCGTCGTTTGCCCAGACCGTGCCGAAGTTGTATCCCAGAGTGGTGGATGCAACCGTGCCGTCGGTATCACTGTCAAAAACAATCTTGGGTTGGACGTTTTTGAAATAATCCTCAGCGTTGTAAGCCTCTTCCATGTGGACATAGGCTTCGCTCCACTTGTTGACGTCAAACGCGGCGTCGTCGTTTTCGAGGATGCAGCTGTAGTGCTTATTACCTGTGCGAATTACATCGCCAGGACGGTAATACGTTCCAGCAACCCAGGTATTGGAAGGGTTTAGGCGGCGCAGTTCGAATAGGGCGTCGTTACCTTCGGCGTCGGTGACGGCCGCTGAAGTTCCAACGCCGACAAGAGCGCTGTCTGGAATCAGGGCGTCAATGTGCGCAGCAGAAGTATTGGTCTGCAGCACGTAGTCCCGCAGTGGAGTGCGAGCAGTTGAAACGCTGTTGGATCCGAGAATTGCGTACCGGCGCTCAGATGCGGTCCGGGTGTCTTGGATTCGGCGGATGTAAATGTTTGCCCCAGCAAGATCGGGGTAATTGATGCCGATGGGGCTGCCTTCGTCGTCGAGGACGGGATCGCCGGGGGCAATGCCGTCTTCGTTTTCGAATGCTGCGGTAACTGTGATCTGGTTTGGAGTGGTGGAAGACCACGCCACTGCAGCGAGTGGAGCGCGGTAGTCAGCAGAACGGCTGTTCTCTACCCACAGGAAAGAGTTTTCGAACAGGCTGTAGCCATCGCGCTCCAGCTTGCGGGGGATCTCGGTGTCGTAAGTGCCGGCTTCGAGGTTGACCTCCAGTGTGATGGTGGTGGCGGTGTTGCTCGTGCCAGAGGCAATGGTGCCGAGGCCAATCTTTTTGATGTTGCCGGTCTTCTCACTGAGGTCGGTGGCAACACGCAGACGATTGACTTCCCAGTCGGAGTCGGCCGTGAAGGCGGCACTTTTGTAGCCCTCGGCCAGAGCGGCGCAACCGCCGAAGTTTGAGTTGGAGTTGGTGACAGTCAGTTCGCCACCGTTTTCCACCCAGTGGTGGATGCCTTGGCCAATGGCAAAAACGCTGACTTCTTGGATAATCGCGTCGTTGACAGCGCGGATGTGGAATGAACGCCGCGAAGGCTTCATCCGCACATTGTCGGGATCCTGGGCGATGTAATCGTCGTAGTCGTCGACAGCGACCCAGCTGCCACTGGAGTATTTCTGCCAGTTGGCCATGTCCTTTTGGAGGGACACGCCCGTGTACTGGGCAACCACCATTGACTTGAAGCCCTGGGCGGCGGAGCCATTGGCGAAAATGCCGCAAAGACCGTAGATCGAACGGTTCGAGCAGTTATAGATGTAGGGGCTGGCGCTGTTGACTGTGTCAACAGTGGTGTCGGGAGTTCCGGGCTGCGGACCAGTGATTTGATATTCGACGAGGCGGCTGTCGGCGTTGGCCTCGCTCAGACCACCAAGCACTCCAAGCGTGCTGTAAATCTTGGAATAAAAGTCGTCGAGCTGGGTCTCGCTGGTGAACTGGAAGCAGTCCAGCAGGTGGTGGCTGGTGGTAGAGCCAGCCTTGTCCTTGAAGGTGAAGCCGAAGTAGTAGCCGCCGCCGGTGACGCGGAAAATAGTGCGGCGGTTGCTGTAATCCGCTGCTTCGTCAGTCGGAGAAGGAACAAAGTCCGGGCGGACAATGGTCTTGCGCAGATCCAAGCTGATCAGCGAGGCACCACGCGGAATGATTAGACCACCAGTGGTGGTGTCGTTGAACTGCTGAAGTTGTGCGGTGGTGGGGCTAAAGGTGCTGCTCCAAGCGTCAGCGGTGGCTGAGCCGAGGCCGTTGTAAACGGTGTGGACGCCGGGGGCCAGAACAATCGAAACCAGATCGTCGCCGGAAGCAGGGTCGATCCAGCTGCGGCTGGTGATCAGGGCCGCTTCGATGACGGCGCGGTTGATCGTTTTGAACGGGCGGGCTTCGGTGTAGCCGCACTCCAGTCGCTGGAGAGTGATCCGCTTGAGTTTTTGGCTCTGACTGCCGTCGTCGGCACTGGCGTAGTCGCCCGAAACAAAGTTATCGCTACCAATCTGCGGGTTTACATACAGGACATATTGCGCACTCAGCGGGTCGTTGACCGTCGTACTGCCCGAGGCAATCTCGGCGCTACCGCCCAGTTGGCGAACCGCGTCCGTCAGAGCATTGATCTGATCCCTAAAACCAGACTGGGGAACGTCAATGTCCCCTAGGGAGCCGCTCTGGCCGGCGCGGGTAATCTTGGTCACAGGACCACTGCCTAAGTTGCTGCGAGCAGTCTAATCTCACCCGTCGTAACGAAATTTGCTGTACCAGCAATAATTTCTGTCGGCCGGACGTTGACTGCGCTGGCAGTAACCAGTAGTTCCGTTGCGTAATAGAGATCGCCTGGAACTTGATCGGCAGATTCTTTTGCCTCGTTTCCGCGATCCACCAAATAAAACTTGGCCGAGGCTTTGCAGCCCTTTTCGGTCATGAGCAAAAGCTTCATCAGTGCCAAGCCGTTGTCATTGACGTCGTCGTACATCTTGCGGTCAATTAAAAATTCAGTTGAACCGCCGCCGGTAACTAGTGATTTGACTGCTTCGCCAAACTTTTCGCTGATTGCTGTGGTGTCGACACTGGGGGCCGATAGCTCCAGTGACCATTCGCGTAGGTCGCACAGCAGTTGCCAATAAGGAGAGGTTTGGCCGGCCGTTTCGTCGCGGGGCAAGACGTTGGCGTTTTCGTATTCGTCCGAGTCGTACTCTGGCTGCTCGTAGTCGGGGGCGTCGTCGCAGATGGTTGCGAGACTTACGGCGTCTTGAACGTCACCAATGCTGTAATCGCCGTACGCTCTGGCGCATACCCAGATGGCATTGTTGTAATTAGCGCTGCCAAATGGGGCGATAGTGATATTTCCGGCGACTGTTCCAAATAAATTCACGCGGTCGGATCTGCTGCCGCGTAGTGCTGCAGCGCGGCTGTTGTAGAAACTTACGTATCCCAGCTCATCAAGGTGGATCCAGTATGTGTTTTCTTGGCAGTCTGGAATAGTGTTTCCGCCGGAAACATCACCGACCCTGGCGTAAAATTGCGCGTTGTTTTCGGCATCGCCGTCTGGGTATTCTTCGCCAGCTGCTTTGTAAAAATTGTGCTGGTAACTGGTGATGTGACTACGGTTTGGACCCAAGAAATACCTGCTGGCGTAGTAGGTTGCGTATCCTTCGGGGTTGGGTGGAAACGCGCCAGTGCCGCTTGGAAGGCAGACAGTAGTTACCTTGTCGCCTGACCAGTAGCCAGGGCAGATAGTGCTAAGCGCGTTGATGTTGCCATCAACGGAGTCTGAGCTAACGACGCAAGCTTCTGGAGCTTCGCGCTTCAGCAGCAGTTTTCCGCCAACGCCAAGGACGGCCATCAGAATGCTCCAGTGGGCTTACCGGAAACTTGGAAACTAATGCTTACAGCTTGAACACTGCCAACACTGATACTGGGGCTGACACTGGTTACAAATCCGACGCAACGGAAGGATTTGTTGTCTAGGCGGTTAAATACGAAATCAACAGATTCAGTATTTTCAGAGTTAGCAAAAATGGAGTTAAGGAATACAGAGGCTTGAACGTTTGCCGGGTCGTACAACACGGTGGCACTTCCCGTAGTTCCACGCAGACCTTGGACGTACGTGCGGTCGTAGTCGCCAATCCCGGTGTCCTCCAAGGCATCCTTGGTAACGGTGATGCTCCAGTCGCGTACTTTGCCGACAACTGCACCTTGGTACTTGAGTTGTCCGTCAGCTCCGGTTAAGACCATCTCAGGCGTCCAAAGTGGCTACAAGTCTGACCTGTACCCTAGATCGGCCAGGGAACAGTGATTCGACTAGCGGGGATTCGGCCCATCTCCAGTTTAAGTACGAGGGGATTTGGTTAGCCAAATCGCTAGTGGTTCCGGTGAAAATGCTGGAAGGAAGCGTCAAGGTGTACGCACCACCCTTTGATTCGTGCCAGCTGTTAAGGATGGCGGTGGTATCGGAGTCGCCGGTGACAAAGTCCATCGTTAGCTGGGCATCGAAAGCACGGTTGCCGTACAGACGAGTGGAGCTGGAACCGCTAATACTGTCAAACTTTTTAGTTGCGTAGCGTCCCGGCGTAAAGGAACGGCGCGTCGGAGAAATGGCCGGAAATGAAACGCTCATAGTGTCCCCTCAATGACCCAGTTGGTGGCGTCGTTCCAGCCCTTGGTCAACAGGCTAAGTCCATTGCTATCCGTGGGGAAGAAAGTCGCCTCAATTTCGACATTTCCGTCTTCATCAAAACTGATTGCTTGAGTCTTGTAGGTCTGGGTGTCTGTGGTGCTGTTTTTGATGCAGAAGACGGCGTTTTGATAAATCGTTTTGCCGTTTTCAATTCGCAAGCTGACTTCTTGAATATTGGTGGTAATGCCATCCCACAGCAAACAGGTGTAAGTGCCGTCTGCCAATTCCGGCCAAGAGGTCACAGTGCCGTCGTCAGCGATTGCACCGTTGGCGGGCTGGTTGTAAGTGACGGTTTCCAGTCCCAGCTTGAAGACGCTGCCAATGTCGAGCGATGCTTCAGAAGGCGTGGTTTTGAACTTGATCGAATGTGTGGTGTAGCGACGACTGCGAAGTTCCCATTTAGCGCGGTCGATGGCGTGGGTTTGGCTGGTGCAGTAATCGCTCATGTCGATTTGCTCCAGTGGGGCGTCTTCGTCGACGCCGACTTCACGGACAGTTACTTCGCGGCCCACAGGGAACAAACCCCGGCTGACAGTGTTTGAGGACTCCTTCTCTTGACGCCATTTCACGGAAACCCGAATTGGAAGGCGGTCTTGAAGATCCGCATAGGACATCTCAAAACTGCCGTCAATGATGTTGCCAGCTGTGTACAAACCGCGAATAGTTTCTGGCCCGCCAAAAGTGGCAACAGGTTTTAGCGCAAAACGGCCGTTGCGGATAACGAGATCCAGCAGATAATCGTTGGCTACACGAGCGCCCCAGCTGCGGATGTTGATGCGCTCGGAAATTGCGCCGTCAAAGAAATACCGGCGGTTGTAAGTCCAAGCCGTGGCTTCGTTGAAACTGGTTAGATCAATTTGTTCTGCATTAAGCACCTTTCCAACGCCGTAGCGATCGTTGGTCATTACGTCGTACAACACCTCAGGAAAATTGCTGGTAGCTCCAATGCCTTGGTTGACATAAACGCTGAACTGGTCGAGGCGGTTAATTTCTGTACTGCTGCGAATGTTCATGCCGACGATTGCCATGTCGTCGTATTGCGGGGCCGTGGAGTTTTCGGCAATTGTGTTTACATAAAC